CTCGGGATCGCGGAAGAATCCCAGCTTCGCCGCTGAAACGCGCGCGTTGATCACGCTGGCCGTTTCAAATCCCTTGATATGCCAGAAGCGCTGAAGTGCCGTTCGCATCCACGGCATGCCGCGGCGTTGTCCCACCAGCTCGGGAATGAAGCAATGAATGATCTGGTCCGCCGGTACCGGGTCGTATTGGACGGTCGTCGAATAGCCCCAGTACTCGTTGATCGTATGCCGTAGGTGGTAGGCGATGGGCCGGCCGGCCTTGTTGTATTCGATGCCGGCGCGGATGTATGTGCCGCCGGGCAAATTGTCCTGGTTGTAATGCGGATCGAGCAGAAACGGATCGAGCATCTGCAGCCCGAAGCCGTAGGGCCCGGCGTCCTTTCCATAAACTTTTTTGGCGAGGATTTCTCCGTCCTGTGCGCCGGAAGTTATGGCCTGACGATCACGTGTAACCATGTCGTGCTGGCCGGTGATCTCGGGCGCGAGCGAATACTCTTCCCACGCGCGCGTGATGCAGTCGGCGATCTCATGGTCGACGGTTTTGTCAGACTTGAGCGGCAGCGGCTTGAGGCGGACTCCGGCCGAGCCAACCACATTGTCGCGGACGAGATGCATGTAACGCCGGCCGTGATCATTGTTGTTCGCGCACTCGCGCGAGCGCGCGACGAGCGTAGTCCAAAAACGCCAGATGATCTGGTCGGCGGTCATTGGCCAGGTTGGCCAGGTGGATTCCTTTTTGGAGATATTTCCCGCGTCCAGACCCATCGTCACGCCGAGGTTTCCGCCGAGCACGTTACCTGCGATCATCCGCGTTTCCTTGATGTAATCGGAACCGACTGACGAAACGATGTGGAAATTGTGACGATGCGGCGTGGTCTTCGACCGGCCAAAAAACCGAGAGAGGTGATCGCGCAGGGCCATGGTCAAAGAGTCACTTCGATTCGCCGTCCGATCACCCCTTGGCGGCCGTTCGACCGGACATTTTCACTTCGCAACCGTTGATTCCAAAAACGGAGGAGTGTCTTGAGTTCGGAAATAGAATACCGCGTGAGTTCGCGGTTGTTGATTTTGTACGCCCCGGCCGTGATGTTTTTCGGGTCGGAAAGGTAGCACTCAATGGCGGCGACGGCCTTAGCCGCGGTGCTGCGTAGGTCGCTGGTCGCACCGTTGGCCAGGGAAAGCGCGACTTCGAAACTGACGGTCGTGAGCACGGTTTTGTTGTCGTCCTCGTCGACAACCCAAATCTCAACCCCCCATTGGCCGGGAGGGAAGGCGCTCGAGTCTTGCGTGATGATCCACAGCGATTGAAACGGCGGAGTGGCACCAAAATCAGTCATCATCCATCCGTTCACCCCCACGCCCCAAGCGCTGCCAATTACCACGTCTGTTTGGACGCCGGCGGCTACGACGACCGGCCCTGTCGGACCCTTGAAGTTCGCAAAGACGCGCGAAATTTCAGCGGCCTCGGGGAAAACGAGGATTTGAATCGTCTCTCCCTGTATCCTTTTGCGCGTTACCATGAATTGACGAATGAGTTGCGGCGACGGCGATGCGTATGCTTGGTGTCCTTGGGCCTCAAAGTCTGCGGCTTTTCCTCATACTCTCCCACCTGTGTTCCTTCCGCGTTAGGTGCGACGGGCGGTGTAACCGGCTTGACGCGGGCCTCCGGCGCGCCTGATGGCGGCGCGGGAAGCAACTTGAGCGCATCCGACCGGATCCTGATAAATCGGTCCCATGGCGGGCGCACGATCTCCATAGCGGCCATCGCATAAACCCGGCAGTCAAGCGCCTCATTGCGCTGGCCACTGGGCAGCGTCCATTCGCGGCGCGGAAAGCCTTTGACAAACCGCGTGACCACTGTCTCGGAAGCGATCTGCTTGAAATAATCTTCGGTCCTGGCCTTCGGAAAATGGCAGTAGCCCGGCCGGCCCGGCGTCTCAACCTTGAATCGGCGGTACAAAGTGGCCTTTGCCTGGTCCACGCCGACCGGATAAAGATCGACCTGGCGTCGAGATTTTCCGGTTTTTTTTCGGTTCGGAGTGCCGGCGATCGGCTTGTCTTCGCCCGACACGCCCTTGATCGCAAAAATCCTCTGGGATTTTCGGCCTTTGCAAAAATTGTAGACGGCCGAGGTGTTCCGGCCGCCGGAGTCTACGGCCGTGGCATATACCCGAAGCTCGTAGTTGCAGGCGTGGCGGTAGCCGCGCTCCTTGACCACCTGCAGCAACTCATCCCAAGGACTATCGGCCTGTCCCGATTCGATGTCCGGGTCTCCGTAAATCACAAAATATTCGATATTCCAGCTCTCGCCGTGCTCATTCCAGCCGACGATCTCACACTCAAGCCGGTCAGGCTGAGTATCGACGCCGGCGGTCAGCGCGAGCACGCCGAATGGCACGGGGTAAGGATATTCCTCCGCGCGCTCGGCCAGAACACTCCATTCGAATTCGTCAGAGGTCTCCTCGTAGCATTCACCCAGGACCGTGTTGATGAAAACCTGGCGCCGCTCGGGCACGTCCTTTGCCTTCTCCCATTTTTTCGCGATCTGCTCCAACGTGACCCACGGCGAGTAAAGCTGGGAGATGTGAAATCCGGCGGTTCCGTTGAACGGCTGGGTCGCGACCCAGCGGCCGGCCTGCACAGCGGCATTACGCTCGATCGTACCGAATTTTTTTGCGCAGTGTGGACAGACCAGTTTGACGGTTTTTGTCTTTCCCGGCTCCCAGTTCATGTTTTCGAAAAGAAGTCGGTGCGGCGTCGAACAGTGTGGGCAGGGGACCATGAAATACCTCTGGTCCGATTCCAACCAAGCGGGCTCTATTCTCGAAAGCAGCTTGGTTTTCGGGCTGCTGCACAGGTAAATCTTACGGTTCCAAAAGTTGGTGGCGCGTGTCTCACCCAGCTCGATCGGATCGCCCTCAGTCCCGGCGCTGCGCGGATAGCGATCGACCTCATCGAACATCACCACACGGACCGGATGGGATGAAAGTCCGGCTGGCGACTGAGCGCTGCCGATCACCAGCTTCCCGCCCGGAAAGTTTTTGTGCAGGATAGTGTTTGCGCTGTCCCGAGATCGGACGTCGCTGACCTTGCTCCTCAACCTGGGAGAATCACGGATGGTCGTCGCGATTCGATCCTTTGAGAAATCCTCCGCGTCCTTGTCGCGCGGCTGAAAGAGCAGCATCGGCGACGGATCATGATCGATGAAATATCCGATCGTATTGACGGCGACCTCGCTCGCTCCGACCTGAGAGCCTTTTTTGAAAATTACGCGCTCGACCACAGGATCACTCATAGCGTCCATCACGTCGCGCAGATATGGCACGCGCTCTGTGCGCCAACGGCCGGGCTCCGGCGAAGATTCAGATGGCACTATGCGGTGTTGATCCGCCCACTGGCTCACCGTCAATTTCGGTGGCCGAGCGAATCTCCGCGCCATGCTCCTGAATGTATTCTTCCACAAATTTTCCCGCGTCATAGTTTGCCAGTTTGTTGAGCGCATTGCTGATCGCCGCGTCCAAAAGTTTTTGTACCTGGTTCGGATTTTCTTCGCTGGCCAGCTGGCCTGCGTGAGTGGTCGGTATCGACAGAAGTTCGGTCCGCGCATCGCCAACCATCTGTGCCCAGAAACGTTGGACGATGTCCGCTTCCAACATTTTTCCTTCGAGCGCCGCCGTCTCGATCTCGGCCTGCTTTCGTTTCTCGCGCGTCAATAGTACGCGCTCTTTTAGCAATTCTTCCGAGCCTTGGGCCGTCGCATTTTTTTTGAGGAGTTTGATGTAACCCTCGACCGAGGCCCGGATGTCGTACACGGCCCGCGCCACCTTCACCGCGATATTTTCATCAGCCAGTTGGCCGACGCGGCGCTCAGAGACGCCAAGCCACGCCGCGAGGTCCGCGGCCGAGCCTAGGAGCTTCGTCTTGCTCACGCCGCCTTCTCCGTCCTTTTGTCAATCACCGAGCTGATGGCGATGGCCTCGATCACGTTTATCACCAGCGCATTTTGGCTGAGTGATTTCGGACCGGCCGGTGTCTCCACTCGGATCATCAGCGGCTCCTTGTTTTTCGCCTGGGGCTTGACGACCATCAGGCTCGCCGTGTCTCCATGGCGGACTTCAATCTCCGCGGGCAGGCATGGGACTACCAGGGCGACTGCCCGCTGGAGTTCGATCTCGGTGACGTGATGCTCATCCAACAGTACGAAGTACCGCGGCGAGAATTTTTTGATGACGAGGGAGAGCGCGCCATAAGGCGTCTCTCCGTCTGACGTGTGTTTCGCGAATATGTTGATCATGGTTCGTGGTTCTCCGTTGAGTGTTCCGTTAAGGCGGACGGCCGCCGCCTTGGTCGGTGAGCGTGAGCGGCCCATCGCCCGAAAGTCTGACTGAGCAAGCCCACGTTCTTCGGCCGTGACCTGCCGGACATGGCGCTCGGTGACGTGATGGATGGCCGCGACCTGTGGAACGTCCAGCCCGGCCATGAAATCGCGCCAGATGGCCGCCAAGCGTAAAGCGCGACGGCAGCGAGGGACGAACACGGCATCGCCGCCAAAGGTCCATGCAAACGCCCTGGCGACGTTCAGCCCAAGCAAACAGACGAGCGGATGACTTTCCGTCAGGTTTTCAGGCAATGGGACGTAAACTTTGCCGATGCCGCGCGAGTCGCTGTAGCGCTCGGCGAGCTTCAGTGTGGCCTCGACGCCGATCACCTCGGCGATGGCTTGCGCCGAGGCTGGGAGATCGGACTTCGAAACGGAAACGGCGGTTTTTTGCATGGTGGCTAGCTAAACGACGGGGTGTGCTGCTCC